AATTCGGTTATCATACACAAGGATTATATCCGCTAGGTACTTTTAAGAATAAAAACAACACCACTAAAGATAAAAACATCGGTAGTATTCCTGATAAGTTAGATAGAATATTTAACATTGCTTCTAATGTTGATTTGTTTAATATTGATGTAGCGATCGAAGCTGGATTAGGTACTGTACATTCAATTGCTACAACAGCCGCCGACAATACATTTGATGATACAGCATATGTAAACGTTGATGGTTTCTTTACTACAAACGAAAACATAACTGATTCAACTACTAGAAATTATAGAGATAATTATACAACTATTTTCAATAGGTTTGAAACCTTTGCTCGTCAAACAAGAAAAGATCATATCTTTATTGCTGATGTTTTTAGACCATTGTTGGTTCAAGGTGCTGATCAGAAGGTGCTTGATGATAAGAATAAGTTCTTTAGCAAACACGTTTATTGGCCATTACGCCATCAGTTCGGTAACACTAATAGTAACTTTGCTACTGTGTATGCTAACTGGGCTAAAGTTTATGATGGTGTTAGCGGTAAGCAAGTATGGATTCCATTCTCTGGTGTAGCTGCTAAAATGTATGCTCATACAGATGCTAATTTTGCTCCTTGGTATGCACCAGCTGGTTTCAATAGAGGTGTTGTAACAGGTATTAACGATATTGCGTTAAACCCAACACAACGTCAAAGAGATCAATTGTACAGAATTGCAATCAATCCAATTACTCAATTCCCTGCAGAAGGTACTATTGTATTTGGTCAAAAGACCTTACAGAAGAAACCAACTGCATTTGACAGAGTTAATGTACGTCGTACGTTCTTGGATCTCGAGAAGAGAACAAGACAAACATTGAAGTATTTCGTATTTGAACCGAATACATTCTTAACAAGAAATAAGGTTGTTAATACTTTAACACCTATATTTGAAAACGCAAAACAAACAGAAGGTGTTTATGATTACCTTATTGTTTGTGATGATAGGAATAACCCTGGTAGTGTTATTGATCAAAATGAGTTGAGAGTAGACATCTACTTGAAGCCAGTCCGTGCTGCAGAATTTATATTAGTTAACTTCTACGCAGTGAACACTGATGTTAATTTTGAAGAGATAGCAGGCCAATAATAGATAGAAACATTAAATAATTATAACATCATGGCAGATATAAAACAAACTATTAAGGACTTTTACAAAGTAGCTCAAACTAGAGACTTTGCACGTGATTTCCAATTTCGTGTATTAGATGTCTCTAACAAGGGAGTACCGGTTTTTACAGAAGACGATTTAGTCTATGCAACTGCCGCTACTCTGCCTGGTAAAACAATCGCCACGAAAGAAGTTCCTTACAATGGTTTTACTTTCCGTATCCCTGGTACAGTCTCTTATACAGATAGTGACGCGTTTACAATCGATTTTTATTGCGATGCAACAACACAAACACGCATTGCAATGGAAAATTGGATCACAGAAACGTTTAACGATGAAACGTCTGTAGGAGATGGCTTGTTACATGATAATAGTACTATCACATTGGTTCAATTAGATACTAAACTTGAGCCAATCCGCACTTACAAATTACGCGGAGTTTTTCCAACAGATTGCGGTAACATTAGTTACTCTATGTCTGGTGATGGAGAGGTTGCAACAGTTACTATCACATTAGCATATCAGTTCTTTAGGAGAGACAATGAGCTCAACGCGGCAGTTAATGCTATTGGTAAGTTAGCTGGTGCTGCGATAGGAGGTTGAACCTAAATAATTCAAATGGATGTCGCACTACAATCCTCAGATGCGAAAAATCTGAGACAGTCATTCTTTGAATTATTACAGGACTTCGCCACATTTCCTGCAGCTACTAATTATTTCCTTGTAAATATAAAGAATTACCCTGCTGCTGTTACTGAAGATAGTATAAAGGAGCTAGGTATTAGACCGTATAATAACAATATTGGTCTCAATAAGAATAAAGAAGTATTCAAAAAATTCTTTGATGGGTATATGTTTCTCTCCACAGGAGTAAACTTAACAAGCGAAACTAATAGAGTAGGTAATCGTAAAGCAGGAGGAGCTCCTGGTTTTCTACCTGTTGGTCCGTTTATGGATGAAAAAGAATATCCTGATAATGATCTAGATATACAATTCCAAGAAACTAACATTAGTATAATCGACGGTTTATTTAGACCATGGATTCAAATGTATAGTGTGTATGGTAACATGGAGAACCCTGTATTAACGACAGATGTAGATGTATACTTTATTTCTAAACAACAAGTTTCAACTCGTAAGTCTTCTTTTAGTTCTATTCTATTAGGTAATCCAGGAGATGATAGTCCTGTTGTACGTAAAATTTATAAGTACAAAGATTGTATACCATATAACATAAAGACAGCAAATGTCGCAGAATATAATGGTGATATAGATATTGGATCAGTTACTGTAACATGGAGATTTTCACGTTACGATGTAATTACTCCATATACATGATAAGTTATAATGATTTAATTCAAATATCTTTTCTTCATACAAATAAAATGTACGACGAATTATTACAGTACGTACAAAATAAAATAAATGAAAAAGGGTTAATTAAATTTCTTAACAAAGTCAAATCTTTAAAGTATATTACTGAAACTGACTCTATTAATCTAAATTATAAAGATAGAGAGCTTATCATATATAAAGAAAACTTCCTCAAAAATCTCCCTACTGATTCTATTTCTACTCATATTGTTGACGGACATAATGTAACAATAGGATATCCAGATATGGATAGCTATAATACAGGTTCGTTTTTAAAAGAAATAGACGGAGAAAAGATAACTGAAAAGGATTATAAACATATACCACTTTCATTTATACGCAAAATTAAAAAACACACCTCTCCATTTATACAGAAACTAAACGATACATACGTTTACTATATAAATGAAAATTATAATAGTAGATTTATATACAATCAACAGATAATTATTAATATAATATACTTTGCTTTTGTTCATAGCTATGAAGCATTATTAAGAGACCAGGTATTCCTTATAAAAAACTTTAATTTTACAAGAGCAGATTTTAATGACATTACATATAATCAATACAAAGATTATGTTAAGGTAATGAACAAAATGACTAAAGATGAGCGAGCTTCTCAATAATTTTAAGAAATTGTGCGTTATGGAGACTACTTTACCAAGTGGTAAAAGTGTATCTATACAAAGATTAAATGTAGATTTTCAACGAAGTTTACTTGCGCATTTTGACGAAGATAATGACCCGGTAACTCTCGGTCTAAAGTACATACAATTTGTTAATAACTATCTGTTAAGTATATATCCAGAGATAAAATATCTCGATAAGTTATTTGTATTAAACAAATGGGTGCGAGAGTTTAGCGAAGCAAAAGAAGATAACACATCTGAATTTGAAAGTATAAATTTTGATAATACTAATACTGTATTAATAAATGATATCGACGTTACTATAAAGTTACAACAACCAAGTGTAGCAACAGAAAATTTATTGTTAGAATATCTCCTTACTAAGGAAGAAAGAGATAATATTGATTTATCATTTTTTGATAATTTTAGGTTTGTGGAGTCTATTAACTTTAATAGTGTTGAGCACAAAACAACTAATATTACGGTAGAAGAATTATATCAAATATATCTGTTATTTGACTTAACAGCCTTACAAAAGCTTTCAGATAGTGTAAATTCTACATTAGATAAGATATCTGACCTCAGAACATTAGAAGCAGATTTTTCGTTCTTTATTGATTTGTAATTAAATAATTACATATGCCGAACGATGCTCAAAACCAGGTTTCCATGGAACTGGTGCGACAGTTGTCTAAGAATCCAAACCCGCTGGGTATACCTTCAAAAGATACTACGGAAGTATACCATAAAGATAGCTTAGCTGCGCTACAGCAAACACAAAATAATTCTAAAGAGCAATTAGATAAAACGAGCCTATTAATTAAAAAAATTGAGGACTTGGCGAAACAAAAGGCTAAAGTAATTGATGTTAAAGAAGTCTCCGAAACATCTACTAAAAAAGATAAATCTACCAAAAAAGATAAATCTACCAAAAAAGAGAAGGTTTCGAAGAAGGAAAAACTAACAGGTACAACTAAAGATGCTGATAAAGGTGGAAAAAAGAGATTATCTGGTACTACAGTAGATGCAGATAAAGACTTTCGAAAAGAAAATCGAAAACAAAAACGAAAAGAGTTATTAAAAAAGACGGTTAAGGCTCCTGCTAGTACTTTAGCTGAAGGTATTGACGGTTATGTACTACCAGGGTTAATAGGTTTGACAGGTATATTAGGAGATACTATTACCAAAGGCCTTGATAAGATTTTAGAGCAATTGGGTAATATAGTTTCTGATCCAAGATTTTTTGGACCTGTCGGTGCATATGGGGCGTACAAACTTAATCAAATGAGAAAAAGGTTTTTTCCTGGAAAACCCCCTACTACTACTCCAACAGCTAAGCCCCCTACTACAGCTAAACCAAAAGCTAAGACACCTAAACCAAAAACGCCACCGAAACCATTGGAGTATCGAAAGAACCCTACAACAGGTGACTTAGAAGTAAAGTCGAAAGAGGGAAAATGGAAAAGTACTAAATCTTCTCAAGGTCAAATGATAGAGAACCGAGGTCGTACACGAAGTATTGACGATGCTATAAAGGAGCGACCTAAAAAATTACCAGCTGATGGTAAAGTGAAGACATCATCTCCAAATATTTCAAAAACTCAACGGGTGATTGATGCGGCTAAAAACACTGGTAAAGGAGCAGTTAACGTAGCTAAAAATACCGGTAAAGTAGCTAAAGCGGGTGTAAAAGCAGGTTTACGAGGTATGTCAAAAGCTCTTGGTCCGTTAGGTATATTTCTTGAAGCAGGATTCACTGTATCAGATGCAATCGATCTAATGTCTTCCGGTAGCCAGGAAAAACTAGACCAATTTAGAGCAGGATACGATAAAAGTCATCCGGTTTGGAAAGCAATAACAGCAATAAGCAGTCCAGCATACTTTAGTGCTATGATGGGGGAAAATCTAGCTGAATGGGCTGCAGGAGATTATAAAACTGATCTTGCTGATAAGAAGATGGAAAAACCTAAAGCTAGGTATGTAGGTTCCTATTCTCCGTATGGGGGTGGTACTACTATACAACCAACTGCTGCGGAGTTAAAGGAGTATGAAAATTGGAAAAAAGCAGTAGAGATAAAAAATAATAAAATAAATGATATAGTAAAATGGACGTCTAATACTGGAGAACCAATTACTAAAGCTGATTTGCAAAAATTACCGTATAGTATGATAGCTAGGATGCACGCAGATATCTATAACATGCTAGGTGGAGATAAAGTTCTTAATCCAGAAAAGTACGAACAGAAACAGGAGATCCAACGGCAAAATGAAATGAATTTCAAAAAAGCGGAACATCAAGAAATGTTAGATTTAACGCGGAAATTTAATGCTGGGGAAGAATTAGATCAAAATGAAATCAATCAACTATCTAGATTAAGAAACGAATTTAATGATCCGTCTAACCCGTACTATCAAGGAGCTGATAAAGCTCAAGGCCCAGCTATTCAGATGGTTGGAGGACCTACTATTAATATTACACAAGAACCAGTACCTCAATCTGATAAGTACAGTGGTAAAGACAATTAAATAATTAAACGATGATCGGTATACAAAAAGCAGTTTCAAACTATTTGTTCAAATTTATTGAACCAACATGCCCTAATGTTGGAGGCGCTAGCACCGCGTCGTCAGGTGTCGAACCAGTTCAAAAAATATACAATCAAGGTCAGTTTTCAGCTACTGCTGCTCGTATTCCAGCTCCATTAGGTAAAATTGGAGATATAAATGTAGCAAAAGACTTTAGATGGACTAAAACTAAAAGTAATACACGTGCACGAAAAGGTGTACCAGTCTTAACATTAAGAGAATTACAAGTTGTAGTACCGGCATTTTATACTAACTTACAATTATTATTTGATACATTATCTAATGATCAACAAACCGGAGTTGCTAATCTAGCAAATGATTTAGCTGGTTTAATAGATGGTGGTAGCGCGCTAGGTTATGGTGCTGTAATGAAAGGTTTTGTTAACAATGTTGATGAAGGTACAAAAGCTTTAGGAGACGCTCTCAGGAATTTTAACAGCACTATAACAGGTGCACAACAATTTAATTTTCCTGCTTACTTAAAAGATTATGAAAGATTATATGGGGTAAAACAAACGAACTTTATTTACAGATTGCCATATTTAGATAATCAGGTAAAGTCAATTGCTAATTCTTGGGGAACAGATGATTCAGCTCTTAAAGGCGCTATAACAACTAAACCGTTACAACAACTACAAAGTTTAGCGAGTGCTTATTCAACAGGGGTAGGTATTGATTTTGCTAAAACATTTACGTACCCTGATGATGGTCCAAGTCATAACGTTAATTTCTTTCTTGACAACACACGTATAGATAATCAATCTGATGCGTTAAAAAATTATAGATTTATTTATTTGTTATTATATCAAAACTTACCTAATAGAATTAATAGAACATCTCTTACACCACCAGTTATATATCAAGCATCCGTACCTGGTGTGTTTAGTTATAGATGGAGTTACTTAGCGAATATTAGTGTTGAGTTTATAGGAGCAAGAAGACCAATTAAAATGATTGTTGGTTCAGGAGAGCCATTGTCTGAAGTAATTATACCAGAAGGTTATAACGTACAGTTAACTCTTAAGAGTTTAACACCAGAGACAAAAAATCTTATGTATGACAGTATTAACAATCCTGTCCAAAGTTATGTTGCGGAATCTAGACCTGGTGAAGCACCGCAAGATCCTACCGCTGGTAATGATTTTGCTAAACCATTTACATACGCTGATGATGATTGAAGATTTATATAAAACACAAGATAATATAAAAGAGTTACGATCGTTAGATGAGACGAGGTATGAAAATATCTTTAGGCTCGCAAAAGACGATAAGTATTTCTTTTATAATATAAGTAAGAAAGTTAACTTCCCAGATGAACTCGATTCTGAGCTTTTTACTGAGGTTCGAGTAACGACAAAAATGCCATGGACTACATTTGCTAATCAAGTATATGGTGATCAAAATCTATGGTGGTTAATTTGTAGTTTAAATAAAGTTCGTAACCCAATAGATAATCCTAAGTTAGGAGAAATTTATAAAGTAATAAAACCTACATATGTAAGTAGAGTATTAATCGAAATAAACAAACAGTTGACATAATGAAGCCAGCGGTAAGCAATATAAAGGAGCTTAGTACTTCAAGAAATACATTTCAAATTACTGCAGGAGGTAGTAATTATTTTATTTCTATTAATTTTGTTAATTCAGAAGGTCAACTGAAACATATAAATAGATTAGAATTCGATAAACTTGTATTCGAGTCTTCATATAAATCTCCATTTATCATTGGTAGGTTACAGTTAATAAACAACAATGAACAAAATAATTTCTTAAACAGAATAGGAAAGAACACTGGTCTTGAGTATAAAAGATTAGGTTCAGGTGGTGAGTATATACATATTATAATTGAACAACAAGCTGCTCATACTAGATGTAAACGAGTTGAAATAGTAAATAAAATTTTCGTCAGTCAAAATTTAGAAATAAGTAGCGACGCCTCGAACAAATATTTGAATTATTATTTCGCAGATATTGAATACGCAAGTTTATTACTTACCCGAGCCCCGTGGTCAACTAATGATTATATTTCCCCAAGAAAGCAATATGTAACTAAATTAGGTCCTGATGAAAAGACTATTCCAGTAAGTGACGCGATTGCAGCATTGCTGTTAAAGTTTTGTAATAGAAAACATAGTTCACAAAGCAAATATAAAAACACTCATTTAATAGAACTCGATCAATATCAAAATAGAGTTAATTGGGATGAGAGTTCATCACGAATCGAATATACATTACCTAATAATGAACCACCTGTAGTAGCGTTAGGTAATTTGTTATCAAAATATATATCTAAAGATCATAACGACTTAGGCATATTAAGATTAATAGGTGGGTCATTTAGGTTAAACTCTCTTACTAATATATTTAAATCCGCATCAAAACTCACAAATAACAAAAGTATATTTTATAAAGAAAATTTCGCAGCTGGTTTACGATTAGAAACAGATGATAATAGGTATGAGTACTCTCGTAGACAAGCAAATGATTTATTTAAAAATAAAGACATTCTAATACCGTTACATATATCAAACGTAGATATTATAAACAAACAACCTGATACAGCGGCGAATGTTATTGTTGATCACTCAATAGTATCTTATAATATAGGAGATAAAGCGTTTAAATTGTTTAATTCAAAAGGTAGCGTACATACTGTAACAAAAGACTTTACAACTTATGTCGATACACTACCTGATGCAAATAAAAAAGAAGCTAATGTTGAAAAAGCAGAGTTTACTAAACCGAATAAGAAATTATTTTTTAATCAAGAAACAAAAAATGATAGTAGTGATGCGTATGGGAAAGCTATTTTACAGCAAAAAATACTTGATGTGAGCGATAAGATTTCTTTTAATATACCTGGTAATTTAAATATAGCTGGTGCAAAATTTATAGGTATAGAATTAGCAGGTTTGCAAGTAAATAGTTATCTAAAGAATTTACCAGGCTTTTGGTTTGTGTTAGAAAATGTAACTTCTATACAAGAAGGATTATTTCAAAGCAAAATTATTTGTAGTAAAGTAGATAAGGATATTGTAGAATGAGTTTAGTTCCGTCGAAAACAGGTGTACCAGAATTAGTTGCTAATACTTTGGCTACATCTGTTGATTTTCATATTGCGTCAACAAATTATAATAAAGTAG